TTTACTAGCCATATTGCTAGTCTAATGGAAATTAAGAATAAAAAAAAGGGGCTTGTTTAAAACCCCTCGCAACTTTCTTAGATTCTTTTCAGAAACAAAGAAGTATTATGATTAAGATTATTTTAAAAGAAAATTATTTTTATATCAAGTGATTTGTTCTAGTTTATTTTCAATAGCATCTAACCTTTCTAACAGTTCTTGAAATCCTGTCATATCTGCTAGACCTTTTGGGGTATGTGCTACTGCTTCTAGTTTTTCTAACCTTTCTTCAATTGAAAGAGAAGGGGCGGTATTTGAGGAAATCTTCATTATATACACTTATAGAAATTATTTTGAACCGCCCCAAGACTTATTTTTTCTTAGTAGTTTTCTTTTTTGTAGATTTTTTAGCAGGAGCTTTGCCACCGACATAGGCTTCATTTACATCAGGGGTATTTGGGTCATCTGCCACATAATGACCTTTTTCATCTCTAGCTCTTACTGGTTCACCTTCTTCTGCTTTTGCATCTACTTTGACTTCCATAGCCCAACCATTAGCAACGAATTGATTCATCAAATCTTCTTGCCAATCTTCTTGAGCTTCTACAATTTCATCATGGACATATAGTTTTTGTGTCAATCCATGTTCATCATTGCTACCAGCTTTCGGTACAAGTATTTTAAATTGTTTCATTATTTACCTCTTAAATAATTACTAAAACCTTTCATTGGTTTTTTTGGCTTACTGCCATGTCCCATTTTCATAGGTTTTTTTGGTTTCTCGTTTTCTAAATGTCCACCTTTCTTTTTAGGTTTCTTTTTGTCTTTGTCCATGTGATAAGGCATTGTTTTCTCCTTTTAAAAAAGAGGGGTGTTGCCACCCCTCAAAAATACATTGTTATGCATTATGTGGTGTAAATGCATTGTCAGTAGAATGTCTAGCATGTCCTTTGACAATCATAACACCTAAAGGTGTACCATTTGAATGTGTACCAGTTTTTGCTAATACAGCTCTCAAATATCTTTTACCACCAACATAGCCTACTCTGAAAATGCCACCAGCAGAATCAGGGTCACCACCAGCAGTTCCATCTAACTTCAAGAATATTCCACCTGAAGCGATAGTTCCGTCAATGATGTCAGCTTGTGTTACATCTGTATATGTTGAATCATCATCAGAATGCTCTAATGAAACTTCAAAGAAAACAGTTGAAGATAAAGTATCTCCCTCTGCTCCAACATCTACTAAAGCAGTAGCTGATTCATAACCTTGTAAATCAACTCCTGTTCCGTTAGCCGCGGCTGATCTAACAGCTACCGCTAAACTGACAGCAGGACTTATGTTATTGCTTAAATCTTTCATATTAATTTACTCCTTTATTATGCTGAAACTTTTTGTTTAACAATTGCTTCAGGAAGTATTACCTGACCACCAACTCTTCTTCTTGCAATGTATCTGACATTACCTGAAGTAGCTTGTGTGAATGGGTCTCTAAGGACTGCCATCGCAATTCTATCTACGATCATATATCCTCTGCTGAAATCACCAAAGGCAATAGGGAAGTTACCAGCACCAACACTAGGCATATCTGTTGCTTGAATGTATGGGAAGCCTAATACTGAATTAGGAACACCACTTGTAAGCATCATACCTGCTTGGAATACATACTGACCAGCAGTATCTTTAAGCTTTCTAATTTCTGCTAATGTGCTTCTATTGAAAACAAAAGTAGCATTTCTGCTGTATTCTGATTTGATACTGTGAACCAAAGAAATAAGACCATCACCAGTAAGGGCCGCACCTGCACCTGAGACTACTTCACTAACACTGCTGTTAGTCATAAAGCCTTCAGGTTTACCAACTGCATTACCACTTACAAAAGCTGTACCTTCAGCTTTAGCGAACTGTTCTGCAAACTCTGATTGCATTTCTGCTTCAAGATTGAACACTGAATCCTCTAAGTCTTGCTCAGAAATATCAACCATCGCATAGTATTCGTGTGCTGGTATTTCTTCTAGCCCAACTTGGTAACCAGTAGTTTCTGATCTTGTGCCACTTTCAGCTACCCATTGTGCTGAAAATTGTCCAGTTCTTTTTGGTATTTGAATTGATCTTTGACCTGTTGATCTCACTCTAGCAATTGATCTGATAGGTGATATTTCGGTCACATCTTTGATTAATTCTCTTACATATTCTGGTGGAGCTAAATATCCACCTGTTGAATCGTTAGATACTGTTAATGCTTTTTTCTCTGCTTCAGAAAGAGCATCAAATCCTTTTCTGCAATATGCATCAAAGGCTTGTAGAGTTTCATCAATTTGCTTAGTTTCTAATCCTGCATTTGGTCTTTTTAAGACTGTCTCAAGATTTGATACTTGCTCTTTGAGATTCTCTTGATTTAGATTGGCTTGAGTTATTTTTTGGTTTACATCTTCAAATGCATCTAGCTTAGATTCAATCTTTGCTAATTTATCGTCCAGTAAACCATCATAACTTTCACCCTTTTCAAGTGCATCTAATCTTTCATCATTTGCTTTTTTGAATTCCTCAAAAGCATTTCCGATATTATCAACTGCACTCTTAATTTCGTTATTTTCCATCTTTTCTCCAAGAGTTAAATTTATTATTAAGGTTGTTTAAGGCTTCTGCCAATTCAGCATTCCTATCAACATCTCGTTGTATAAATACCTGATGCACAGCTTTTGCCGCCATCTTTGCTTCTGAACGAGAAAGATTGAAAGCATCTCGCATTCCATTTTCCCACTCTCTTATAGAAAAATCTTCACCCTTTACACTACGAATTCTAGCCGATTGATTCATAGGAAAAGTTACTAAAGATATTTCCATTAATTCCACTTCTTCAAGAATCCTCTTGTTTGAGGTCTTGTCATAGTGAGTAGCTTTCGGATTCGGCTTAAATCCTATGCTAAGTCCGTCTAATGCACCCATTTTCATTAACTCAAAAGCATCTCTTCCTGCTTGAGTTTTTAGTGCTAATCTGCCTTTTACTCTCAGTCCATGCTGATCTTCTTTGATTTCATCAAATACTCCGATTGGCATATCTGATTTATGTTGATACAAGAGCTTGACCCCTTTTGCTCCTTTTTTCTTTAATGATTTTTTGAATGCTCCATACTTGACAACATCATTGCCTAAGTCAGCTTTATTGAAAACAGAACCATAACCTTCAAAAACTCCCTCTTCTTTGTTCTCTTCTTCATGGTAGGCTTTTATTTCTGTCTTGAATTCAAGGTGTTCAGTTTCGTGAAACTCTAAAGGTTCATCGTTTTTGACATCTTCGCCAGTTGCTCTCACATAATCTGTATGTGTTTCGCATGGCATATACACTTTTCTTCCATCTTCATCATGTTCATGGAAACCTACACAACCAATTTCTTCAGCTCTTTCTTCAGCTTCTTCTTGTGTAGTAAAAACATCTTTTCTTATTTCTTCTTTAGCTTCTTCGGAATCTTCCTTTTTTGAATTGTACGAACTTGCACAGACAGCTAACCTTTGATCATTTTCATATTCTGAGGTCATCGTCTTATCTCCCATACATCTCTGCATAAAATTTTGCCTACTCTCTCCTGTTTTCGGTTTTGGTATCGGCATACACTATATATAGTAGTTAAATTCGTAGTCTAGCACAAGATATATTATTCTATCAAACTCAAATCTTCTTCATCTACATAGACAACAACACACCGACAATTTACAACATTTTTTGCACCACCCCTAGGGTCACCGGGATATTTCATTCTTGCTCCATTTATTGAGAAGTCCTCGTCCATTTGTCTTACTTGACCATTTGCTCTAGCATGGGAATCTCTTGTTCTGCCATCACCAACCGCAACCCACCTTTTATAAAGGGTTTGACCAAGTTGTTCGCTGATCTTTTTATTGTATTCTTGCGATGCAAAACTCGCCGCACTATGGGTTTCAGTTCTTGCAATTCTTGCTGATCTAAATAAACTGAATCCTCTAATAGCTTGTTTAACTTCTCTTGCTAGTTGTGGCAAAGTAAGGTTTTCATTTCTTTTATTTCTAATCGTTCTCATTATTTGTCTTGACTGATTTGCCGACAAAGTTTCAAAAATAATATTTCTTTCTCGTAGATATTCTTTGAATATTTGTTCAAAAGTGACTGCTGTACCAAAAGTTGTAAACTCTAAATTCTTAGTATCTGGGTCATAAAGTTCA